GCTAAAGTTGACGTATATAAAGCAGCTGAAATGATTAGAGATTTAGAACATAAGTTTATTGATAAAATTTTTGAAATGGGTGATTTGGATAATCTTAAAAAAGATGACCTAAAAGAATTTATTACAAAGAGAGTTAATGAAAAGTTAGGAGAATTAGGTTACAATCCAATCGTAGGTGGTGATGGTATGTTTGAATATAATGAAAAGAAAGCATCTGAATTAGATTGGTTTTATCATTTGACAGGCGGGGTCACTCATACTGATTTCTTTGCAATGAGACCAACCGATTATTCAAAAGCAGGTGAAGGTGAAGATTGGGGAGATATATTTTAAAAATGCAAATTAAAACGCATCATATTGTTTATTGTACTAGGTGTATTATTACCAAAAAATGGTATATAGGTGTACATAGCACCAATAACCTAAATGATGGATATATGGGAAGTGGTAAAATATTAAAACTTTCTATTAAAAAATATGGAATTGAAAACCATATTAGAGAAATATTATTTAATGTTGATACAAGGGAAGATGCTTTAAGTTTAGAAGCAACTATGGTTAAAGAAAGTACATTAAGTTTACCAAGATGTATGAATATAAATATAGGTGGTATGGGTGGAAATTTTGGTGTAGTATCTCCAAATAAAGGTAAAGTTTTTAGCGAAGAGCATAAAGAAAAATTGAGAATTGCTAAACTTGGTATTACACCTTGGAATAAAAATAAAAAACAACCATACACTGCTGAACAAATAAAAAGAATGGTTAATAATAAAAAAATAAAATCTGGATACAAATGTAAACCAAAATGGCAATATCATTGTCCTGATGGTGTATTTAATACTATAAAAGAAGCATCTGATTTTTACAAAATTTCACCCCCCGCTTTACGATTTAGGATAAAATCAGCAAATTATTTAGATTTTAAAAAAAATAAAATATAAAATATATGAGTTATATAGATAGTTTAGTACAAGAAATGGGATGGGTAAAAGATGTAGATTATCCATCGTGGGGTCATAATGAGGTATATGTAAAAACTATATCCAAAGGATACTTGCAAGATGGTGAGAAACCAAAGGATGCCTATTGGCGTGTATCTACAAAGATTGCACAAAGATTGGGTAAACCACAATTGGCAACAAAGTTCTTTGATTATATTTGGAAAGGGTGGTTGTGTTTAGCAACGCCTGTATTATCAAACACAGGTACAGATAGAGGTTTACCTATTAGTTGTTTTGGCATTGACGTAGGTGATAGTATCTATGAAATTGGTTCAAAGAATTTAGAGTTGATGTTATTGGCAAAGCATGGTGGTGGGGTTGGTATTGGTATAAACCAAATCAGACCAGCAGGTGCAAAGATTACAGGCAACGGAACATCGGATGGTGTAGTTCCATTTTGTAAAATCTATGACTCAACTATATTAGCAACAAACCAGGGTTCAGTTCGTAGAGGTGCAGCATCTGTAAATATGAATATTGACCATAAGGATTTTGAAGATTGGTTGGAGATTAGAGAACCCAAAGGAGATGTAAACCGTCAATCACTAAACATGCATCAATGTGCGGTGGTAGGTGATAAGTTTATGAATAAGTTGCAAGAAGGAGAATCGGAAGCAAGAAGAAAGTGGAGTAAACTATTACAAAAAAGAAAGGCAACGGGTGAACCATACATTATGTTTAAGGGAAATGTAAACAAACAAAATCCAGAAGCGTATAAAAAGAATGGATTAAAGGTTTTTATGACCAATATTTGTAGTGAAATTGTATTACACACAGATGAATCACATTCGTTTGTTTGTTGTTTAAGTTCTTTGAATTTGGCTAAATACGATGAGTGGAAAGATACTGATTTAGTCTATACTGCTACGATGTTTTTAGATGGTGTTCTTGAAGAGTTTGTACAGAGAGCCAAAGGATTAGTTGGATTTGATAATTCAGTTCGTTCAGCCACTAAAGGACGTGCTCTTGGATTAGGAGTTTTAGGGTGGCATACATACCTACAACAAAAGGGTATTCCGTTTGAAGGATTGCAAGCACAATTTGAAACTCGTAAGATTTTCTCTCAAATGAAAATTGAAAGCGAAAGAGCAAGTAGAGATATGGCAGCTGAATTGGGAGAACCCCTATGGTGTAGAGATACAGGTTTCCGTAATACTCACTTGAGAGCAGTAGCACCAACAGTATCTAACTCTAAATTAAGTGGTAATGTAAGTAGTGGTATTGAACCGTGGGCAGCTAATGTATTTACAGAACAAACTGCAAAGGGAACATTCATTCGTAAGAACCCAGAGTTAGAAAGGGTGTTAAGAAAAATGACTAAAAACACCAAAGAAGTTTGGGATAAGATTTTAGCAGATGGTGGTTCGGTACAAGATTTAGATTTTTTGGATGAGTGGTGTTTTGTAGATACAAAGTTGGTAGAATGTAATGAAGTATCACACGAAAATAATTACAAATGTAGTTCGGTCAAAGATGTATTTAAAACATTCAAAGAAATTAACCAATTAGATTTAGTAAAGCAAGCAGGTGTAAGACAACAATACATAGACCAATCAGTTTCTCTAAATCTAGCATTCCCTGCAACTGCAGAGCCAAAATGGATAAATCAAGTAACTATGGAAGCTTGGAAACAAGGAGTTAAGACTCTTTACTATATGAGAACAGAAAGTGTATTAAGAGGAGACATTGCGGCAAGAGCAATGGACCCTGAATGTGTAGCTTGTGAAGGATAAACTAAATAATAATGTTATGGGTGAGAATATTTCAAATAAAAATAAAGAATTGACCGAAAAAATAAAAGAAGAAATTATTGAGAAGCCGAAAGGACCAATTAAATTTCAAATTCAACTTAACGAAGAACAAAAAGAAGCAAAGGAGAAAATCCTAAATAACGCAATTACAATATTAAGTGGTAAAGCAGGTAGTGGTAAAACATTACTTGCTTGCCAAGTAGCATTGGATATGTTATTTAAGAAAACGGTACATAAAATCATCATCACTCGCCCAACGGTAAGTAAAGAAGAGATTGGTTTCTTACCAGGTGATTTAAGAGAAAAGATGGAACCGTGGATGCAACCTGTTTATTCTAATTTTTATCAATTGTATAACAAAGAAAAGATTGATAAGATTTTAGAAAACGGACAAGTTGAGATTGTACCCCTTGCATTTATGCGAGGTAGAACTTTTTTAGATGCATTTATTATAGTAGATGAAGCACAGAATTGTACTAATGACCAGATGGAAATGATTACATCTCGTTTGGGATTACGAAGCAAGATGGTTGTATGTGGCGATTCACAACAAGTAGATTTAAAATATAAAGGAGAAAGTGGATTTAAGTTTTTAGTTACTGCTGCAAAGAAGATTAAAGATATGGATTCACAAACTCTATTAACAAACCACAGACATCCTGTTGTTGACGCCCTATTAGATGCATATGATGAATTTAAAGAAAAACAAAATAAAGAAGGAAGATAAAAATGATTAGTGTAAAGAAATTTTCAGCAACATGGTGTGGACCATGCAAAACATTAAAGCCAATTTTTGAAGAGGTTAAGCAAGCCATTAGTGGTGTTCAATTTGAAGAATACGATGTAGATTCACAACACGAAATAGCATCAAAATACAATATCCGTTCAGTTCCTACTGTCATTATTGAAAAAGATGGTAAAGAAGTTCAACGATTTGCAGGTGTATCATCTAAAATTGCATACATCAACGCTATTAACGAAAGTTTGTAGTAAAAAATTAGGATAAGTCTTAATTTATTCGTATCTTTGTAAAAATTAAAATGTTATGACAGTTATAGAAGCAGTATCACCGGGTGATGCTTGGGTAAAAGTATCCAAATACATATTGGCAAACGGAATAAAGGTTGGTGACCTTACGGAAGAATTGAATGTAATGACAGAAATTACACAATTCCAAAGTGATGAATGGTTTGACCAACATTTTAGAGATGTGATGGGTGATGATAGAATTGATTTCGCATCATCTGTTACATTTGTAGAACCACAACCTAAAAAACCAATCAACGATTTCTTTGCAGCAGAAGAAGGTTTAGAATATACCTTTATTAAAGACCATTGGCACGATTCCTATTGGGGAAGAATGATTGCTTGGCAAGGAACATTTAATCAGGTTGAAAATGTAATCAAAATCTTAAAAACAGGTAAAGCAGTAAAACGATGTGAGTTAATAGTGTTTGACCCATCACGTGATGCACGCAACCCATACTCACAACCTTGTATGTTGGGTATTGATATTAAACCTCGTAATGGTAAATTATATTTAACTGCAATGTTGCGTTCAAATAGAGTATCTAAAAGTGGTTATGCTGATTATTCTGCGTTAGTAAAGTTAGGTAAATTCCTAGCCAAAGAATCTAATTTAGAATTGGAAAAAGTTAGTATATTGGCTCACTCTTGTCATATTGGTAAGATGAACGATGAAACTAAAAAAACAAATAAGTTATTAGAAATCCTAAATAAATAATATGTGTGGGATTGTAGCAACCATTGGTTATACAAAAGAAGATGTGAATGAAATGTTGGAAATCATTTCACACAGAGGTAGAGATAATCGTGGTATTATGGAGTTTCAGTATAATGATAAGAACATTATATTAGGACATAATCGTCTATCTATCAACGATACATCACCATTAGGTAATCAACCAATGGAATACGAAGGTGTGCAGTTAGTGGTAAATGGTGAGATATGGAACTACCCACAACTACGAAATGAGTATGAGGAAAGAGGTTATACATTTAAATCAAACTCTGACTCTGAAATTATTTTATTCCTATATAAAGAGAACGAACTTAAAAGATTAAGTGGTATGTTTTCGTTTGTTATATATGATGAAAACAAACTAATTTTATCACGAGATTGGGTAGGTAAATTACCTTTATATATTTTTAATAATGGTAGTTACATAATAGCAAGTGAATTAAAATCAATAATAAATACACACAAAGGTGCTGATATAAAGTTTGTTCCTAAAAACTCTTTGGTAGAGATTAATTTGGATACAAATAAAATAGATGTCCATAGTAACTATTACTTTAATTTTAGTAATGATATTACAAATTTACCAACACGAGAAGAGGTTGGACAAAAAACATATCAGTTATTAAGAGATGCGGTAGATAAAAGGTTATTATCAGATGTCCCAATTGCTACATCATTGAGTGGGGGTATTGATTCTGCAGTTATTACTTATTTACTTTCTACAAAAATACCTAACTTAAAAGCATACACAATTGCGTTTGACCAGTCATCACCTGATTTACAAAAAGCAAGAGTATGTGCAAAGCATTTAGGAGTAGAATTAGTAGAGGTATTTGTTCCGCGAGATGAAGAATTATTAAAGCAAAGATTTATAGATTCAATTAGAGTGATTGAATATCCATCAACAGTCCAAATGGAAGTGGGAATCCTACAATCATTTATTGCTGAACAGATGGCAAAGGATGGAATCAAAGTTGCATTTAGTGGAGAAGGTAGTGATGAATCGTATGGTTCGTATGGTATGATTCGTATGTTTAGTAAGAAGCCTGATTGGAGTGATATTAGAAAAAAACTATTTGAAAAGCAATACTATGGTAATTTGTTAAGAGGTAATACTATCTTTATGAATTATGGAACAATCGAATTACGTTGCCCATTCTTTGATACTGATTTTTTAGATTTTACAACAAACCTAACAGATGAGTTTTTATCAAAAGGAAGTCAATGGAAGTTGCCATTAGCAGATGCATTTAGACCATATCTACCAGAAGAAATTATTGAGCAAGAAAAGAGGGCATTTCAAAAAGGAACTAATTTCAAACAATATATTGAAGAACTTATATTAAATGATTCCAATATAAATTTCCGTAATCGTAAAAATATGTTGCACGTCATTGGTGATAATTTTGAAAAAATAAATGGATTCTCACATAAGAAAATGAAAGCAGAATTGACATCAACTAATATGGGGATTTACCAGTGGATTTAATACAAACACCAATCCAAATTTACGAACTAAAAGGGCGTAAAGTTCACGTTAAGCGAGATGATTTAATAGGTGATGGGAAAGTATTACCACGTTGGGCAAAGATTGAAGGTATTCGTAGAATATTACAGAGTGAAACAATTGATAAATCAAAACCATTAGCACATTTATCTGTATATGGTAGTTGGACTGGATGGGTTTTATCTCAATTATGTAAAGAAGAAGGTATTGAGTTTATATCAGCATACCCAGATACACAAAAGTATCCACCAAATCTTTTAGAAAAAATAAAAGAAAACGGAGCAACCCTATTTCCAATGAAACCAAATATGATGGCTTTGTTGAGTAATAAATTATCAGGTATTGCTAAAACAAATGGGTGGCAGTTGTTACCATACGCATTTAATCATCCAATGTATGTTGATTATATGGCTAGTAGAATGGATGAGGTATTACAGAACGAAGATTTTGACCATTTAGTTGTTTCGATGGGAGCAGGTGTAACTTGTTCAGGTTTGATTAGAAGATTTTTAGAATACAAAGATTGGAAAGATATTCTAAAAAATAAAAGACAAGTGCACGGAATTACAATGTCATCAATTAACTCAACTAGAAATATATTAGAATACAATAAAGCCGGTGATATAAACAACGTCCATATTTACAAATCACCATACGCATTTGATGATATGATGCCAAATTATGAAGTCCCATTTGATTGTAATGAATTTTGGGATAAGAAAATGTGGTATTGGTTAGATGAAAATATACAAAAATTAGATGGTAAAATTCTATTTTGGAATATTGGTGGTTCTTACATAAAAAGTTTAGAATAAATTATTTTGTTTTTAAAAAAAAATGTATTATATTTGAATTATGTATTTAGACTATTTTGACAAGTATAAGGGGATGACCCCTTACCTCCATATTCCAAAAGAAGAGTGGACATATATTAAAGACACGTTTGATAAAGAAGACGTGAAAGAAACTCTTGGACAAGTTTTAATGGAGTATCCAATTCCATATGCCGAACTAACTGAAAAGGATGCACGAAGTGAATATCTAGCAACAAAAGGCATCCGTCATCAAAACCTTATGGTAGAAGGTGAATGGTTTCCACGTAAGGCATCCGAATCCCGTTACCCAATAACTTACAACGGAAAGAATTTATACTTCCGTAGATTGAATACTGGCAACGCGGCATCAAATTACTTTCAACAGGCAAATCGTTGGAGCGTGGATGGGACGGTCTCGCCAGGCCCGAAAAGAACTTGGGAAACAAAAGAATTTATGCATTCACTTATGGGTGGGTTATATACTTTAAAGTTTGAAGAAATAAATAGAAATACATTACGAGTTTGTTTGAGTTTAAGAAAGTATATCTGCTCTCAATTCAAACCTAATGTAGCAAAAGCTCTGTATGATTTTGTGGGAGCAAAGAATGTACTAGATTTTTCAGCAGGATGGGGAGATAGATTGTGTGGATTTATGGCATCAGAAAACGGAGAACATTATGTAGGTATTGACCCGCGTAAAGAAAACCACCCAATTTACGAACAACAGGCAGAGTTCTAT